CTTATCACCTGGTCGGGACTGCCTGCCCGCTCCGAACAGACCGCTTCCCTGTTTGTCAGAGGCGGCGGCAGGATGATTAAGATTCACTCTGACGGCTCCGTGCCTAAGGAGTTTGAATCTTCGGAGAGCTTTATCGAAGCCTGCCTCAACGATTTATTTTTTTTATGCACCATCGTTTTACGCCACGGGAAGAGGCTGGAGTACAAGGACTTCAACTGGATACACAGAGACCTCTGTGATTTTCTTGACATGGTGAAGAACCCCATCCCGCAAAAATTGGTGCTCATGTCAAGAGACTCATTCAAGAGCACGGTTGCCAGAGCCCTGGTTATCCAATGGTTCCTGCGCAAAGCCTACAAGCGGGAGGACGGAAAGATATTTATCTATGGCGGGAAAATCGAATTGCCGACCGACCACCTCAGCAGGCTTATATGGGAAGTCTTGAACAACGACCTAATCCAGGCTTACTTCCACAGGTACATACCGAACAAGCGAAAAGGCTTTGACACCATCGCTCTTGACAAGGGGAGAATTCGATACAAGGGAATCGAGATTGATGTCGGAGCCCCAGACTCCCCACTCACGGGACACCACTATGAGGGCGGAATCAATGACAACCTGGTGAACGAAGTGAACGTAAGAACCCCAGAGATGAGGAAAAAGATTGTTGACCTGTGGAAAGCCCAGGAGTCAATCCTGATTAAGGACGCCTGGGAGTTTGTCTTCGAGACCACCTGGGAGAAGGATGATGTGTCTGGTTATATCCTGGGAAATAAATTCAACTACAGGAAGCTCTACAGGAATCCAGCGTTTCAGTTTATCTCAAGGTCTGGGTATGCGGTGTTTAGCTGCCCTGCAAGAGACAAGCAAGGAGAGGTGGCTATTCCAGGCAAGATGGATGAGAAGTACCTCCAGAGGAAAAGAGTGAAGCAGGGGGCTGCCCTTTACAACAGGCTGTACGAGCTTCAGCCCGCATCGAGCGATGAGATTGTTTTTAAGCCTGAGTGGATAAAAACTTATGACCACCTTCCACGGGATTTCATACGGACTATGACCATTGACTGCGCTGGCACTAAGAGCAAGAGCAGCGCCCAGTCAGCAATAACCATGGCAGACACAGACCCCGATGGGGTTCAATACATACACTACGCAGAGAAGAGGAAGGTCTCAATCCTTGAGCTTCTTGAATGGGCGGCAGAGCTTGTCAGGGAATCTGAGAAAGAGGGCAGACCTGTTAGCCACGTAGGGATAGAGCGAGAGAAGTTTGGGATAGCCCTGGCTGAATTGATGGAAGAGCGGTTTCCGAACATGCTCATCTGGGAGGTTAAAATCCAGGGAAGACCAAGGCATTGGAGAATCGGAAAGCTAGCCCCTCTGGTCGAGGGCGGCAAGATGCTTTTTAAGCAGGGGCTTCACAGCCTCGAAGATGAATTCGGAGCCTACAAGATAAGTCCAGACGGGAAGGCTCCCGACAAGAATGTGGACTTACTAGACAGCCTTTTCTATCAGACCGAGGTGAGGATAATCCCAAGGGAGGCACCAGAGGATGAGGAAGAAGAGAAGGACGATGGCTTCGAGGAGCAGCTTGAAAGAGAGCGGAGCATACAGGGCAAGCCACTTAGAAGGCATGTCCAGGGTATGTTCTAGGAGGAATCATGGATATTTTTTTAGGCATAGCGTTGACTGTTTCGGTTATTAGCAACGTAGTTATTGTCCGCCTTTTCCTGAAGGAGATGCAGGACTACAAGGATAGGTTCATGGCAAAAGACTACAGGGAGTTTCACGAGCTTCGAGTTGATGTGTCGAAAGCCCTGAGAGAGAGACTTGAGGAGCCTGCCGAGCAAACGGAAGAGGAAGAGGGCGGAAATCAAAGACTTCGAGAAATTGCAAGGGGAATGTAAATGGGAAGAAAGAAAAAAGAAGACATCGAGAAAGAAGAAAACACAGGCAAGTTTAAGCCAGTCCAGCTCGTAGAGCAGGATGATGAGCAGAAGACGCTCACGAATTTTGCAAACGAGCAATGGAAGAGCCACGTTTTTGTGAAGAATTATCATCCAAGCTGGCGTGAGTGGATTGCCTGGTGGGAAGGAGACCAGTATAAGCTCAACAACCCAGATAACAACGTACTGACCGATGTGACCCCCATGGTGGAGCGGGAGACAAAAAATGTTTACAACAGAATTATGCCCCTGGTTCGCCAGGTATGGAGCGAGCTTCGGTACGAGCATGAATTCTTTATAATCCCGAACACGGCGGAGAAAGAAGATGTGAGGGCTTCAAAGGCTGGCTCCCTGGTCATCGAGTTTACCAACGAGAAGGGCATGTTCAACACAAAGCTAAACAGAGCAAAGCTCTGGGCTGTCCTTACTGGGGCTGCCTACTGGAAAGAATGGTGGAACCCCAGTCTTGAGGGTGTTGTCGAAGGCGGCGGGAAAGAGAGCGGGGACGTTGACTACGATTATGTCAACCCCTTCAATGTGAGACCAGACCCCCTTGCCATGCCTGGCAAGTGGCGATGGTTTGTCGAGGCTAAGAGAGTCCCGCAGGCTGCCGTGGAAAAGGAATTCGGTCTTGAGAAGGGAAGCCTTGAGTCTGTGTCATATCAGTCCGAGGAATCGAAACTCTTTGAGCGAACAGACCAGGAACACCCAGACGAGCCCACGGTCATCAGAATAGAATACTGGGAGAAGGCATCGAAGGAACGCCCGAAGGGAAGGTTCGCCGTCATCTGTGGCAACTGGCTGCTTTATGATGGAGAGAACCCATCCCCAGGTCACAAGATTCCGTACTTCCAAATCCCAGGAATTGTACCCCGTATGGGTGAGCAGGTCTATGACAGCATCGTAAGAATCGCTCAGAAACCACAGGCGCAATTCAATCGCCTGTGCTCCATGGTTGATGAGCATATCGAAAACTTCAAAATAAAGGGCATGATTCCGTGGGGCTCCCTGAAGAAGGGAGAGCTTCAGAAATTCACGAGCGGGAATGTTGACTACGTTATATACAACCCAAGACTAGGCGGGACTCCCCACTACCAGTCACCACCTTCGATACCAGAGACCATCATAAGCTGGCTGAATTTTCAGGAGAATGAATTACAGATGCAGCCCTCTGTCAGAGAGGTGAGCTATGCAAGGCTGCCGCAGTATTCCACACGGGCGTCTGGGGTTCTTTTCGAGGGACTCAAGAGGCAGGACGAGGCTGTAATACTGCCCATGGTGGAAGACATTGACAGGGCTTGCCAGGAGATAATGAAATTCAGGCTTGAGCTTATACAGAAACACTACACCCAGAAGCGGCTAATCAAGACCGTTGGCAAGAACAAAGAGGTCACAATCAGTTATTTCTCAGAGGCAGACATACGTGATAACACAGATGTCAGGGTCAAGAGCGGCGTTGACATCTTTACCACGAAAAGGAAAAAGCACGAGGTTGTAATGGCGATGATTGACAAGGGAATGATTGAAGACCCGAAGAAAGCCCTAGAGCTTCTGGACGTGAAAAACATGGACGACTTCATGGAAGACGAATTCATTGACCAGAGACAGGCAGAGAGACACCTGGAGATTATGAAGAAGGGAAGCACTTATATCGCACCCGACCCAAGAGATGCGCACGACATTCATCACACGGTATTCAACAACTTCAGAAAGACCGAGGAGTTTGAGACCCTGAGCGAGAAGGCGCAGAAGAACATCATCAAGAGGATTGACGAACATGAAATGCTGATGCAGCAAGGAGCGGCAGAGGAGGGAGTAGAGGGTGAGGGCGTTGCGCATCCAGGCGAGGCTACACCTGAGGCTGCACCCGAAGCCCCGATTCCCCCTGAGGCTGCAATGGGCATGCCGCCTGAGCTTCCCGCTGGAATGACCCCAGAAATGATGCTTGAAATTCTCAGGTCTCTGGGGTACGGAGGATAAATTTTTTTAAATTCGCTATTGACAACTGTAGTTAATACAGTATATAGTTAATAACGATGGGAACCGCACGAGATGTGGTGCCCACAAATGGAGGTTGATGATGGGAACAGAATCTTCCCAGACAGAACAGGCTACGAATGGGCAAGAAGCCCAGGCTAATGAGCCCTCTGGTGTTGCGGAAGCTCTAGCGATGTTTCGTCAGGAACAGGCTAAGAATGAGCCCTCCGAAGGAAACGAGGAAACTCATCAGTCTCAGGACAACAAGGGTGAGTCTCAGGAAACCGAGACTCAAGGCGAGGAAAACGAAGCTAGTAAATCCGAAGCGCAGAAAGGCGAAGAGAGCGAATCTCAAGAGTCACCTTTCCGCTTAGTGGACGCCGAGGGAAAGCCAGTCCCACTTTCGCTGAAGGTTGATGACGAGGAAATTGCCCTAGATATTTCCAACCCCAAAGACCTTAACAAGCTGAAAACATGGGCGCAGCTCGGCAGGTATGGCACCAGGCGGAACGAGGAGCTTAATCAAAGAGAGGAAAGTCTCAAACAAGCCGAGGAAATGCTCAATCAAATCACAGGCGCTATCAAGGATGGAAGACTCGTTGTTAATCCTTCTTCCTCTGACAAGAAGGTAGAGCCCTCCGAAGCGGAAAAGGCTCTCAAGACTGAATTAGCCGAGTTAGAGGAAATTGACGACCCTGAGCTTCGCAAGGAGCGAGAGGGTAGGCTGAAGCTCCAGCAAGAACACGAGCTTCTCAAGAAGGAATTTTCAGGGCTTAAGGAGCTGGTTACTGGAAAGTTTGTCGAAGAGATGAAGACCACCATGGATAAAGAAATCCAGGGTCTCATCAGCGATAAGTACCCATACGCCAAAGAAAAGGACGTCTGGGATTTACTTTCCGTGAAAGAAAACGGCAAACCCAAGTACGCCACGATTGAAGATGCCGTGAAAATTTCTCACGAAGAGGAGCGGAGCAGGGTCAGGTCTTTGATTGATAAAGACCCCGACCTTAAGCAGAAGTCAGAGGAGGACAAACAAACGATTATCTCCCAATACCTGAAAGAGAAAGCCGAGAAAGAGAAAGCCCCAGTTTCGGCGCCGTCAGACACCACGGCAGATGCCAAGTCTGGCGAAATCGAGGTGGGGGAAATTACGGGTGTTTCCGATGCCATCGCTAAATGGAAGCAATGGCACAAAGGGCGTAAGGAGGCTAGCGCTAATATCTAACACGGAGGAAAGAATTGTTTGATTTAACGACTGAAGATAAACTCTTCAACGAATTCGTGCCTAAAGGCGTTACCGCCGAGATAAAAGCTCGTTCAAAAATGTTTGACCGAGTTAAGAAAGACTACTCCAAGGTAGAGCTTGGTGGAAAATACGCCAAAATCAGACTCCTGATGGCTGGCTCTCAGGCAACAGGAGCCTCTTCGACAAGCTCCTATCCGACTCCCCAGGAAAGCACCCCTGGCGAAGCCTTCATCTACATCAAGAGAGCCCAGATGTTCTCGATGAAATTTGATGGTCTTGCCTTAGAAAGTGCCAAGAAGGGCGGAGCGGCTATGGACGCTTTCGATTTCGAGCAGGAAGGTCTTTTCATTCAGGTTGCAGAAGACCTCAGCCGACAGCTCTTGCTGGATGGCTCTGGTCATATCTGCCAAATCAATGATGCCGACCCTGACGATGGTGACAAGACTGTTACCGTTGATAGCCCGTTTTACGCCAAAGCCACAATTTTCGTTAAGGCTGGTAGGGTTCTGGTTCTGGATGCGGCTGGCGCCGCTGACGAGCTGACCGTTGACGAAGTTACTGACACCACAATCAAATTTCTAACGGAACCCGATGCTGGTGTCGCCAACAATGAGTGGATTCACGGGTGGAACACCTATACCGCTGCGGAAGCCGCTGGTAAAGGTGAGATGATGGGCTTGGAAGGCATTATCAGCTACGCAGACCCTCCAGTCCCCAACGATGGTGGACTTCAGGGATTGCCCGTGGCTACCTATCCTGAGTGGAAGGCTGGTTACGTCAATAACGTGGCTGGCGACTTGACCGAGACCGAGATGACCAAGGTTTTGGATGAGCTGTCGCTCTATGCAATGCCGACCGTCATTCTTACCAACCATGGTGTACGGCGTTTTTACGCTGACCTCCTGACTTCCTACAAGGGAATCTACAATCAGAAGGTACTGTGGGGTGGATGGGCTGGACTTCCTTTCGTCTATGACGGCAAGGAGCTGCCCGTGGTCGCCGATAGGTTCGTGCCTGACGGAACCATGTACTTCCTTTCAGAAAAACACCTGACCCTGTATCACACGACTCCCAACATCATCAAATTCGAGCAGGGCGATTCTGGAAAGTATTTGCAGAAAGTCGCCCAGAAGAATGAGTATGTTGCCGAGGGTCACTTCTTCGGAAACCTTGGTACAGACCTCAGGAAAGCCTTTGGCAAGCTGTATGGTTTGAACGAAAAGTAGAACGAGAGCCAATCTGAATAGATGGGGGCGGTGAGGAGAGTTAACTCTCCCCGCCCCAATTCTCGCTTCTAAGGAAAAGGCAATGGACATTACAGTTAAAGGACGCATCGAGCCTAAGCCTTACTCATGGCTTGAGAGAGAGCTTAAGTGTATTGACCCTGACCTCCGATTCTTCTGGCACAACAAGTGGCAGAGGTGGGCGGTCATAAGGAGAGTACCCGCCAATGTATTCAGGCGAGGCTATATCATCGAAGCCCTGGTGCATGACGGCAGGAATGGATACGCCCCGCTTGATAGGCGTGTCATTGGCAGGCTCAAGCAAGCCATCTGGGAAAGAGAGCATCTGTTTGATACTCCAGATAAATTTTTCAGAGCAGAGAAACAAGAAGAGCAGAAGAAAGCAGAGGACGGAGCGAAACAAAGACGTGACGCCATGAGGGAGTTTCAAAGACAAGTTTACCGCCATAGAAAAACGATGACCTTTGTGTAATGCCTATTACATTAGGAGGTTGTTTTGGACAGAGAAGACATAAGAACCCACGTCAGAACCCTGGCAGATGAATTGACTGAGGCGCCGCTAGGTCTATTCACAAACACAGAGTTAAACAGCTTTATCAATATCGCAATGAGAGCTGTCTATGTGGACTTGATTGAGCATATCCCGTGGTACTTCAGAAAGACCAAGGAGTTTAGCGTAGCGGCAAATACAAAAACCTACAGCATCGCATCAGACATTGGGGTTTCAGACCTATTCCTTATCGAGACCCTCCTAAACAACACTTCTGGTGAAAAGCCCACCCCCCTGATTTACTTGGAAGACCCTGAGGATTTATGGCAATACGGGAATGTCGGGGAGACAGGCAAGCCAAAGGTTTACTACTACGAATCGAACACACACCTTGGGTTCCACAAAACCCCAGATTCAGCCTATGGGTACAAGATGTATTACTTCAAAAGAATCCCAGAGCTGAGTACAGAAGATGCTGTTCCTGAGCTTCCAGATGAGACCCACGAGCTAATCGCTTTCCAGGTTCTTATGAGGTGGTACATCAGGGACGAGAGCAGCATGGGCTACTCGAAACTCTTGGCTAGGTATGAGACCAGGATAATGGATGCAGCCTACCAGCTCTCCACGAGCCAGGGGCAAACCTACAGGGTGAGACCCTCAATAAAGGAAAGCAGATAATGAAGCAGTTTTATAAGAGGCGGTTCCCTAGCTTTGCTGGAACGCTGAACGAGCTAGACCCCTCGACAGAGATGCCTGACCACCATGTTGTACTGGCAGAAAACTTCCCCGTGTCCGAGGATGGCAAGTCCAGAGAGAAGCGAAGGGGATATTCACAAACGGGTGGAGACTATAACTTTGCCTTAGCCATAAAGGGAATCTCACACCTCGAAGACCCCAACGGGGTGCTTAGGCGGGTTGTTATTACCAATAAAAAAATCTTTCTTGAGAAGGCTGTGGGAAATGATTTCGAGCAGCTTTATTACCAGGCTACCGATAGCCTCAGGGTCAAGAAGCCAGTCACCTACGAGAGCGGGAGACCTATTATTGTTGGGTTCGATAAGAATTACTACATTGACGTTGATACCCCTGCATCACCCGTTGCCCATCAGGTTGGCATAGATGCCCCGACCAGCGGGATTAGCGCAGGAAACGGCTCCGCTGGCAACCTTACTGGGGACTATAAGTACCTGGTCACCTTTTATAAATCAGGAAACTTTCCAGCGGAAAGCAACCCATCCCTAGAATCAGAGCAGCTCCCTGGAGGTGTTCTCACGGATGGCGGATTTGAAAACTGGACTACCCCGACCGACCTGACAGACTGGGCAGAGGCGATTGGGGGCACGTCAACGGTCAACAGGGAATCGGTCACAAAACTCTATGGTTCTTATGCCGTGCGCCTTGACGTTGATGGCGGCGGTAACTGGGCTCGGGTTTACCAGGACGTAACCCTTAGCATTTCAAAGACATACAGATTTAGGTTTTGTTGGAAGAATTCGGCTGCCGATAAAAAAATTATAGTAATGATTCGGGATACGGGGGGCAATATTTATTTGGACGGAAATCAGGAGTGGCAAACATCTTCACAAAATGCAGTCGAGGAGGGCTCGACAGACTGGAAGGAAAAATTCATAGATTTTGAACCACACCCAGACTATACCAGCTATAGGGTTCAATTTATTGGAGGTGGGCTCGCCGCCTCAACCTCTATTTACATTGACGGCGCAAGCCTTCGACCCATAGAGGCTATTAGCGTTTCTGCAAAAAAAATTAATCTTTATAATATCCCAACATCAAGCGACCCCCAGGTAACCGCAAGGCGAATTTACAGGACAAAGGCGGGTGGAGAAATATATTACTGGCTTGATGACATAAATAACAATACGGCAAACACATACACAGACAATATCCCAGATGCCTCGCTTGGGCACCACAGTCAAATCAGTTATGACAGGGGCGTACCGCCCGTGGCGGATGATGTCGAGGTGTGGGATGATAGGGTGTGGTTCATGGTCAGCTCAGAGAATAAGGTTTATTTTACGAATACTGGAGAAGAGTATGAGATGGCTGACGAAAACTTTATCCCATTCGAGTCGAGAGAGCCAGAGAACCTGACGGCGATAAAAGCCTTTGGTGGTTCCCTCTATGTGTTTAAGCCCAACTCTGTGTTTAGGCTCAATAAGGTTGGGGACTCTTATTACGAGCTTGAGAAGATGCCCTTTAAAGCTGGGTGCGATTCACACGGCTCTGTCGTGGCTACGGAAAATATGATGATATGGAAATCCAAAACTGGTGTCGAGCTTTTCAATGGGTACAACATTCTAAAGCCAGCGTTATCGAGGTACATTAAAAATACATTTAGCGAAATAGATGTCAGCAAGCTGATAGAGGTTTTCGGAGAGTTGAATGTAAAGAAAAACCAATACTGGCTTACCCTTCCCGCACCAGCAACGGGGGGAAAGTCCATGGTCTTAAACCTCACCACTAACACCTGGGACGTATATACTTTTGCTGATGACCTCACGGCGTTTTACAACTTTATTGATTCCAACGGGGCTATTCAATGGCTGTCTGGCACCTTTACTGGAGAGCTTATGCTCCATAGCGATACAGACTACACAGATGACGGAACGGCAATTACGGCAAGGTTTAAGACAAAGTGGTTTCCAGTTGACGATGACGAGGGGGCTTGGAATGTACTAAGGGAAATGCGGGTTAAATATATTTTAACCCAAGCGGGTGGCGAGTCAAGATACCTAACATTGAAGGTGTATTCAAATTTTAGCAGCTCGGCTGATATAACTACGAATCTGGCAGGGATAGTTATGGGCGACAAAACAAGGCGGGATATTTTAAGGGTTATTCACGCTGGCGTTAAGGGGGCACACATCTGTTTTGAGTTTTATAACAGCGATTTAAATACTGGAGACCTTAAGGTAATTGGGCTCGATGGTTATTTTCTAAGGAAGTATAGAAAAACCAGCGTTTACGCTGCATAACAGAGGGTAATGATGGACGAGGAAGTAAGAAGATTCAAAGAAGAGATGGAGCGAATGAGAGACAGGGCGGGGTCTGCCTTATCACCAGGCTCCGTAAAGCCAATCTTCTTGTCTGGAAAAACAGCCGCAAAGGAAACCATCTATACTATCGAAGAGGTGGTCTCCCCCACCAGAGATGTCATTGTCCCCTTTTATCTGTCAAGCCTTGTAAAGGACATTACATACGTTAAGATGAATATCTACTTCCCTGGTCTTCAGCCTGGCGACTACCCCTTTAATACCGACACTCTGTATATTTCCCCTGTGAGCAAAGGGGTGATTGAATACGGCAACGGGTCTTTCTCACGCCTGCGCTCAGAATATTCCCTGTTTTCAGGAAATGGTGCCGCAGGTGGAAATTATTACTGGTACAGAGGCTATACCCGCTTCCAGGTTGCCCCCATCCACGGGTTCAAGCTGACCTCTTGCAACCTTTACTGGACGTTAGGGGACAGGAATAGCGTTGGGGCTGGTGGGAACACGCAGCGACCCAACATACTCCATGCCATAGATGACTACGATATTTTAGACAAGAACGACTGGAGCCTTGCAACCCAGGTTAATTACGGGAACGTCAACATCTACACAGACACCATTGGAAACGCCTACAACAAGGACGTCAAGACCCGTGTACAGAGCCTTGTGAATAATCTGACCGACTACTCCTGTTTCAGATTCTTAAGCTCAGAGCATGCGGATACATCAAACGCAAATAATTACTGGCTCAACGAGCCGCAGCTTAAGTGCGTCCTTGAGGAAGACACGGATGGTGAGGTTGGTGTTTATATGGACAATGGCGATGGATTCGGCTCGATGGTGGACTACTACAAGGTGAATGCGGAAGATACAGAGCTTACTCGGTTCATCAGCGGGTCTGGCAAGAAGCAACTCAAACTCAGTTGCAGTAAGACCAGAAGGGTAAATATCCTTCTGAGGATTGGGTTTAGGTCGGGGTAATGAAATGTTTTTTTATTTTACTGTTGACTATTTTAGTTATTATACAGATAATAAACATAGGGAAGCCAATGAACGAAAAAGATAGAAGCCAGGTGATACTGGGCAGAGATTTATTCAACGAGCAAATAAGTCCGCTAAGGGACAACCATGCCGAGCTGAAGCGGATACAGGACGTTATGAATAGGGACATCAATCTATTTTTGAATCCGCCTCCAGAACCACCTCCTCCCCCCACTCCCGTGTTTGAAAAGATACCCTACTTCCACTTTGACGCCCTCGGAATTTTCCTCGATGTGCTTGAGCATGGGTGGGAGGAAGAGAGAGAGGATGAAACCTTCAACAGGATTGAGGCTGTGATAGCGAAGGCTGCATCCTATGGATGCTCTGCCGTCAGCTTTTTCTCGTGGCTGGACGACAACAAGCCAGAACACATAAACCTCAAAAGAAAGATTCCTTGGGAGGTAACTGGGATTCTTACAAAGAAGTGTGACTTTACGAAACCAAACGAAAGGTATTGGCACCTGTACAAGAGGTTCCTAAAAATTCTCAGGAGATATGAGCTTCGGGCAATCCCGCAGGCGTTCATGTGGAAATACACCTTCTATCACTTTACGAATAACAGGAATGGGGTCGAGGACTTTTTTGACGGAGCCGCCCTTAAGCACCAGAGGTGGATGGCATGGCGGCTGCTTGTCGAGCAGGAGAGGCTTGGTATGACCCCAATGATTAAGTTTGTGAATGAACCTAACCATCGGGGAAGGTGCGAAGGGGCTGGCGGAGGTCATTGGATTGCCAACTGGCACAGGGATATGTGGTTCCATGTTTATAAGGAAACCCCTCTCAGGCTTGAGGATTTAGTCATAGACGTTCACGCCTCAGAGTTTGCGGCTGCGCAGCTCGTGTACCACAGGGGCGCCCATGCACGGTGTACCAAGTGCGGGGTGTATGAATGGGACAATATCGAAGCTAATGACAGAAAACCCCTGCGGGAACAGCACAGCGTCAGCATCATAGACGACCTTGAGGATGAGCATAAAAGCCTGACTGTTTTCGTGAACAATCTTCACAACTGGCAGGTCAAGTATTCAGAGGACGGTTCCCGACATGGGAACATTGTGCCTGTCCCTGGTATGAATTGGAGGCTAGGAGACAGCAACCAGGTTTACGCCATGTTAAGGAGAGCATGGGGAGCCTGTAAGGAATCGAGCATGAGGAAAGACTTTTACTGGGGTATCTACCCAATGGAGTGTCTCAGTAAAAAAGATGGTGTCTTCGAGGATTATTACGACACCAGCGAAATAAACTGGCAGAGATTCGAGGCTGCCAGGAGAGCGTATAACGAAATCTATAAGAGGAGATAGAAATGTTTGGAATACCAGCGGGAGCCGCAACAGCGGGAAAAATGGCATTGCCAGCGGCAGCGGGAGCGCCCTGGTCTATGATTTTACCCATAGCCTTTTCATTGCTTAGTGGAATGGGTGCCTTCGGTGGAGGCTCAGACCCAGATGCAGAATACAACGAGTACAAGCAGAGAAGAACAGAGGGACAGTTGGATAGTCTTCTGCGGTCAATGATAGGGCAGGGGAAGTATTGGAATTCACAAGCCATGGGGCTTAACCCCAAGGTCTTACAGGCTGTCCTGAATAACTATCAAAGACTGGCAAACTTTGGATACCCAGGTGGTATGCAGATGGACATAGACTTTCTGAGCCAGTTATTCCCAACCGATAGCGCGGGAATGAATTACTCAGGCGTGAAGAAGCGGGGCTAAGGAGGAGCGAAATGACTATGATGTACAGATGTAAAAGATGTAAGGATGGTGATATTGAACACTACTCCTCTATAAAGCCATGTAACCAGTCGGGTGGTGTCTTAGCCACAGCCCCAGACCCCCCTTGCAGCAAAGGTGGGGACTCAATCACGGACTGTGCGTATAAGTGTCGGCAGAAATACGCAGGCGGTGATGAGCTGGCTAAGTGTGTTGAGGCATGCAAGGGAGATGAGGGTGGAGACAACTGCCCTTATGGTAATGTACATTACGTTCCAACCGCCCAGAATTGTCCAGAAGGCTATCGAGATGCTGGAATTGTCGGGGGTGGAGGAGGCGGCGGAGGAGACAGAGATTGCGTAGCTAATTGCCGCCAACAGCACAGGAGAAACCCAGACGAGCTTCAGCGCTGCATTGATAATTGCAGGAACCAGGAAGGAGGGGGCGGCGGAGGAAGTCAGCGAAAGTGTATTTGCGAAAGCACCACCAAGCCAAAAGACAAAGAGGAAAAAGGTGGTGACGGAGAGGGGTGTAGTGGTGGATACAAGCTCTCTGAGAGCCCGCTAAAACCAGAGGGCGGAAAAGTGTGGTCGCACCCCAAGTATGGTATTACCCCAGAAATGGGATTCATGCGGAATTCTCAGCACGAAGCTCATTGGATGCACAAGGACGGCAAGTGGTATTACGAGCCCGATGTTATTGATGCAATCAAAGCTGGTACGCTTGACCAGCTAGAGGGGAAGAGCGGATTCGTATGCAAGAAAGGATATAGCCAGAAGAACGTAGATGGTGAAACCTGGTGCTGCCCACAGGAAGGCGGGGGCGGCGGTAAGGATAATGCTGGTGGAGAATGGGACTGGAGTAACCGAACAAAAGGTTTGTTTGAAAGCCTTTATGACAAAATCAACTACCTGTTTGAATACCCACGAGGACTGACTGATGAGGAGAGGAACGCCGTAATAAACTACATGACAACTGGAGTGTTAAAGGGTGAGCGTGGAGCTAAGCACGCAACGAGAGACAGGCTGGCAAGAATGGGTCTTCTTGGCTCTGGGTTTGAAGAGTCTCGAATGGCGGATATAGAGCGAGGGACACGAGAGCAAGTGGCTGATGTGAGGCAGGGCGTAGCTGTTGATGAGCTTAATAGGAGATTTCAGGAGCTTATGAGTACGCTAGGTATGGCACAGAATCTTACTGGAACCCTGATGACCTCCGAACAAATCAAAGAAGCCCTTAATGCAGGAAGGCGTGGTGAATCGAGCCAGGGTCTTCAGAACCTTATTGCTCTTTTGCAAACATATATGGGTGGTGGCAACCTATCTGGAGCTATGGGTGGGCTGCTAAACCAACTCAGCATGTACGGAAAGGGCGGAAATGTTGCTGGTGGAGGAGGCGGCGGTGGCACGGAAAGCTGGATACCATGGCTGCTTTATCTATTAGGCGGAAACCTCTAATAGGAGATTTTAGATGGCACAGAGAATGGGTGAATTCAACGATTTTATGACTCAGTTTATGCAGCTTCTCGTGCAGCAAAAGCTGGAAAAGGACAGGGCAGACCTCTGGCTTCAGAAGTCCCTAAAAGAATACGGTGCATGGGAAGAGTCACAGAAGAGAGTGATGCTCGAAGGGTTGATAAGAGATGTCTTTGATAAGCAGTTTGGAGCTGCTAAGGAATGGGCTGGCGACCAGCCGTATTCACCTTATGAGGTAAATCGCTTAATAAGGAATATACTCCCAGAGAACATCAGGGGCAGAATACCAGAGCTACAGGCTCCTGGGTCTCCGACCGCTGCGGCAGGAAGCATGGCTGACCTTATTGGAGCGATGGGCGCTGGAGAGCATCCATCAGAGGAAACCCTTAAAGGCGTTCTTCCCGCATACGGATTCGAGGAAGCCATGGACGTTGCCAAGAAAGTACAGTCTGGCAAAGAAGAGAGGGCAAGACTGGGAATGAGAGAGAAGGAGCTTGAGATTGACAAGAAAAGAATAGAGCAGGAATGGAGTAGGCTTAACCAGCAAATAAAAGAATTCAATAAAGAGAGTGAAGAAGACAAGAAGGGAGAAAAGAAAGACGAGATTCTCGACTCTTATAAATCGCTGGCTGACCTGTACGATGACCAGATTGAAATGCTTAGAAGCGCTCTTGATAACCCACAGAACCTTACCGAGGGGGGTGCTTCGGAAATACAAAGGAAGATTGATTCTCTTGTGAATAATAAGGAGCGCCTAATTAAGAAGGTGGAAAAGCTGGTTGACGTCAATGCGACTGATAGTGGCGAGCTTTCCATCGAGGAAGCCAGGGCTCTGTACATAAAAACCCTTATCGAAAAAGGTGTGCCGAGAGAGGCTGCGGAGAATCTAGCACGGCAAAGGTTTGGAGGTAATGGATAAACAAGATGTCATCAGGCTTGCACAACAGGATGCTGCGCTGTGGCAACAGCGTCAGTCTATATCAGAAGAAGAGGTTGTTTCCCAGGCAATAAAAGATGCTGAGGGGTGGCAAACCCCGCCTGAATTATCAGAAGAAGAGATAGCAGAAAGGGGTAGAGCCCTAAAATCGCAGGCTGCTTTTATGCCTGGGATGGTACTTCCCGAATATGAGGGAATGGAACCTCCAGAGGAGGGGCTGACCGAGCCGCTTTCATGGAAAGAACAGGTAGAGCAAGAGGCGGCTGAGAGAGAGTGGGGCTCTCACATCAAGGACGTGAACCTCAAAAGAAAAGGAAAGGCTGCGGAGTGGTTTGTCAAGAGGATAGCAGCCCCGATAGTTAAGGGCGGAGCCCAGTCTGGAGCCCAACTTAGCTCGATGTTCGGATGGCTTGCAGATAACCTCTCGACTGGAATATCTAAACTTACTGGGATGGACAAAGAAAAGCTCGAAACGGAAATTTTTGACGAATCCAAAAAGCAATGGCAGGAAACAGGCATGACGGCTGAAGACCTCCTGCATAAGGATAAGGCTTCTGAATTCGTCAATGCCGTCCTTTCTGGTGTGACGTCTGCGGGAACGAGCGTGATTCCCCTGGCTTGGTCTTTAGGAGGCTCTCTTGGGCTTGCTTACTATGGAGCCTGGAGCGGTGCTGCGGAACCAAGGGAGGGGCTGACAAGGGCAGAGGCGGCTCTTGAGGGAGCCATCTCTGGCGGTCTAACCCACGGAATACTCGGAGCCATGGGTGTTCTTCCAACTGCCTTAAAATATCCCGCCGCAGTTGGGTTTGGAATGATAACCCAACCTGGGAACCTTGAAGAAAAAATAAAGTCTGGTGCTGTGTGGGCTGCGCTCATGCCTGGTGGGAAGCGAGTATCTACCAGGGAGTTTCTCGATGCGTACCCCAAAATCAAGAACAGGTTGATGGAAAGAGACTATATAAGAGCCTTACAGACGGCTATGCCTGGGGTTACGGCAAAGCAGCTAAGGGCTGTCGGTGGAGCAAAGAAGGTATTTGACAGCGCTCTCTGGAGGGTTACCGATATTGTCGGCAAGCCTGAGTCATGGGAACGACTTGGCGAGAAGAGACCTCAGCTACCAGAGGCGGATAGAAAAGCAATGATAGAGCGAGAGCTTTCCAAGCTGGAGCCAGATTTTCTCGCTGGCGAGCTTGGAGCCGTGATGAAGCCTGGCGTGTCAGAGCGTGAGCGTGTCCAGGCTTTATACGATGAAGCCAAGAGACCAGTTGAGACAACCATAAGAGTGGAGCCCAGGGCTGATGGTACGGTAGATATTCGCATTGTACCGACTGGCGAGCAGGTAAAAAAAGAAGACGTTGCCATCCTGCAAGACTTGGCAAAAGAGAGGACTCAGCTTCAGGGGTTGTTCGAGCAGGGAAAGATTGGGAAGGATGTCCTTGAAAGCCATGACCAGCTATCTAAAACCATACGTGATTCCCTGTCTGAGCAGTATGAAGCCCCCGCATATCAAATAACAGAAGCCCTGGAAAAAAATTTACCGAGGGGGTTGACGACTGAGCCAACGCCTGAAGTAGTTAAGAGTGGAGTAAGAAGTAAGGACTTCACAATCAAGGCTGACCGAGCCGCCGAGGAGGTTTCTAAAATCCACAGCGAGCAGGGCGGTTCTACAATCAATCTAAGCAGGGGAAGCCTGGGAAGAAGAGAAGGTTATGCCGTATCGCTGTACCCAGAAATTTCCGAGGTAATTCCTGGCAAGGACATATCCCCTGGGCGTGTGAGAAAATTCATCGAGAAAAACTCAGAGCTGCTTAAAGACCCTCGCCTGTCTATCGGTACGTGGTACGACAAGGAATCAGGGAAATCCTACCTCGATGTATCTGCTGTAATAAAAGACAGGGACAGGGCTGTAGAGCTTGGCAAAAGATATAACCAAAAGGCAGTTATGAACCTGAAAAATTTTGAGGAAATACCCACAGGCGGGACTGGAGAATCCCAAGGGTTCGAGACCCCAATGCAGGAAAGGCTGCGGGTTGGCGGCGGTGAAACCCAGACTCTTTACCACTTCTCTCCCCTGGAGGGCGATACTGCGATTATTGACCCGCATGCCATGGGTAAAGGAAAGATGGGTGCGGAGGGCAAGCAGCTTAAAGAGACTGGAGAAATAGCTAGCCCCTTCTTACTTAAGTCAAACTGGTATAGCCCAACAGCAAAAACTATCGAGCCCCATAAATGGGTAGGCAAGAACCTGTATAGGGTAGAGGTTCCAAAAGACGAGTTACTCTATGTTGATAAGCCTGGAATGGATGCGGATATAAAGGCTGCCGAGGCTGGCAAGATGGGATGGTTTAGCAAGTCCCATGGACAGGGGCGGCTGATTGTCCCCGTTGAGGCTGAGAAGGTGGGGGCTGCCCGATTCAATAAATCAACTAAGGTCAGCGGCAAGAATGTGATGGAGTTTATCGAGACTGGAAAGCCTGAGGCTGGAGCTGCTGCCGAACACGCTGGAGCTGGAGGCTGGAGCCCTGAAGCCCTGAGCCGTGGCAAGACGGTAGAGTTTGTCACATACAACGGAAAGAACGGGAAGGTAACCCCCATCCCTGGAGTCGAGGCTGTTGACACCCCTGCTGGAAGCAATGAGGTTAAGGCTCAGATAGACAAGACAAATGGAAAAGTCACCATCCTAGATAAAGGTAAAAATGTAAAGCACATTACAAATAACCAGGTATCCAAGGCTGTCCAGAAAGAATACCAGAAGCTCACGGACAAGATAAATAAAGCCAGAAAGAAGACTGAATTCCCTTACGAGACAGAGGAGTTTCAGCAAATGCTGGAACGGCAAGAGGAGCTGAAGCGCCAGGTTGAGCCTGAGAAGGTCAAGGAGAAGCTGCCCCCGCTGTTCGATAAGGGGGAAACCGTAACCAGGGGAGGTGTTGACTACGAGGTTGTTGACGTAAAGGGTGACAAGTATAAATTCAGAAACAAAGAGAGGGGCACCGAGACTGGATATATCGAAAGGGATGAGCTGCAAGGCATGGGTTTTACCCGTGGCGCCGAGAAGGAGAGAACCGTAAGGACGACAGAGCAGCGCAAGCAGCAAAGGATGGAGAAGGTTGAGGAGCTGGTCGAGGAGGGCAAGCTAAAGGCTGAGGCTGAGGAACCCGAGTACGATGTCGAAGCTGTCAGAGCCTCGATGGAGCGCATAGAGGCTGCGAGGGCGGCAGAGAAAAGGGTTGAGGAGCTGGCTGAGACTGAGCCAGAGAAGATAGCGCAAGAGGTTCCAGAGGTGAGCGGGGGAATAATGAAGAAGGGCTTTGCCTACGCCACCATGGAGGCTCCGAGGGAGGTTATGAGTAGGCTGTCTCAGAAGTCTGGAACCCTCAGTAAAATGATTAGAAATAATTTCGATGGGAGCAGATTGCATAAACCTAGCACCATCCGTGGTCAATTCGAGAAGGCTGGTCTTAAGCCTGATGACGATATTATGCGGGCTCTTGAGCAGGACTACGCCTACAAGAAAGCACAGACAGCGCGGGGTCATGTCGAAAGATTAGTCAAAAATCTACGTGATGCTGGCGTGAGAGAAGAGATTATCAACAGCACAAAGATTATGGACAGACACAGGATTGAAGATGTTGTCAAGGTTAAGCGTGAAGCTGACGGCACACAGAGCGTAGTCATAAGGCAGGACACCCTGGACTGGATAAAGAAAAACTGTAAAGCAAAAGACAGGCTCCCGTGGATGCGAAAATTCAGTAAAAGATGGCTCAAGAAGCAGGCTGGCGCCTTTGCAAATCTATTCGAGGTGCCTCAGCTATTCTTCGAGCGAATAGGTCTGAAGCCAATAATTTATGACCCGATACGAGCTGGAGAAAGAGCCGCTGAAGTCCTTAAGAGAGAGACAAAGAAAGAGGTCGAGGATATTTTCAAGGGTATAAGCAAGAAGGGTCGCCAGAGAATCTTTGACTTCCTCTCGTCTAAGCAGGGTAAGGCTGAAGATATGAAAAAAGCGGGCATAAGTCCTCCTAAATTGAGCGACCTGTCCACACGGGAGCAGCTCGCCATTGTTAAGTGGCGCAGATTCCTTAAGAAGTACAGTCCAAGAGTGCTTGACCTGGCTAAGAAGCACGGAAGAACGGTCAGGGAAATCGAAAGCTATTTCCCGATGTACACAAAAGATAACATCGTGTTCGTTGACGGGGCTAATTTTTATGATGTCATAGCCAGAAAAGACCCGTTCTTTAAATCCCTGCTTGAGAGGGACATGAACGTGCCTTACACCCTGTACGAAAGGGACGCCTTTAAGAACGCAGGTGCTTTTGCGGCTGCCATGTCCAACTTCCTTGAGATTGGAAAGCGCAGTATGAGGGTAAAGTACCTGATTGATAGCACGGAATTCAGGGATATGGTTGGCGGAGAGGCTTCAAAGTACATCGCTGAATGGTACAAGAACATCGTAAATCCAGACATTCCTAAGTTTCCCGCTGTATTCAGAAGGTGGGCTTACAGAGCATACCTGGGTCTTAATCCGATAGTCACGGCAAAGCAGGGCATATCTTTTGTTGATGTGATGATGACAGAAAAGACCCCGCTCATGCTATCTAAGGACGTAAAGCAGATTATTAAGCGCCTGGAAAAGCCGACTGTTACGGAGCGTGTTCCTGAAATAGCCGTGGCTGACATGAAATCCAAGGGCGATAGGGCCCTCCTGGCTGGTATAACCATTGCTGATAAGCTGTTTGCCAAGGGTGCATACAACAGGGTGCTAGGGGCAGAGCTTATGCAGATGAAGAAAGAGGGAGTCCGCTTCAATAACAAGACCCTGAGAGAGGCTGTAAGAAGGGTCTCTGACAGGATAGACCTAGCAATGGGAGGCATGACCAGGGCTCAAAGACCTAAGGCATACAGGTCTGAGGTTGGTAAGTTTGCCTTGATGTTCACATCTACCATCAACTCAAGGTTCCAGTATTACATCAAGAACGCCGTAGAGGGAATCCAAGACAAGGACTCTATTCATGTCGCAAAGACCTTGACCGCCTTTGCGCTTGGAGCATACCTCGAAGCTGCTATATCAAGAATGTCTCTCGACTGGAGCGATGCCGAGGATATGAAGTCAGACATCATCAAGACCGCCGCAGGTAATATACCCCCGATGGCGGGCTTAATCTACGCCCTGGATTCTGGGGCATGGATGCCATCTGCGGCACTAAAGAACATATCGGACGTTTTTAAGTATTCAAAGAGGTGGACTGAGACTGGAAAGCAGGGCGCACCCAAAGCGCTCTTCACAATCGCAGAGGTCTTTGGTCTTCCCAAGCAGGTTGGTAAGGTTTACGAGGGTCTCGAAGCTATTGATAAGGGCGTGAAGGTTGCTGGCGATAAAAGGATTGAGCTTGACAGCGATGTTGAGAAGGTCAGGGCTCTCATTAAGGGGAAGTGGGGTTCCCTGGGCGCCCAGAGATATTTTACAGAGGTTGAGGAAAAGCAGGATTGGCACAAGGAAATTGCCAAGAGACTATCGAAGATTGAGGGTAAGTATTTTAGGGGCAGAATCAAGAACATAAAGACCTCCTCGTTCAAAAAGAATTTCTGGGGATATGTCGGAGCCCTTCCCGATGAGCAGAAAAAAGAAATAAAAGAAATCATACGGCTTGCAAGGAAGAGAGAGGAGACCCTCAACTGGACGTCAATCCTGAATTATCTAAAGAGGTATATCGGTGAATAACACAATGAAGAGAATCATCTTCGTGAGGAAGCTGGCTGCCCTTACAGAGATTGCAGCGCTCAACGGGATAGGTTTTATCATCACGTGCTTTCATCGTACAGCCGAAGACCAGGCTGATAGATATGCCCAGGGCAGGACAAAGCCAGGCAGCATTGCGACCTACCTTGATGGCTACAAAAAGAAATCGAACCACCAGCGATGGCTTGCCGTGGATATAGCTATTGTCGAGAAGGGAAGGATTGAGTGGGGCAGGACGGAGGAATATGAGATGTTGGGCAGAATATGGAAGGAAGCCCTTGGTGGAACCTGGGGAGGAGACTGGGGCTTGAATGACATCTACCACTTCGAGTGGACTGGAGAAAAAAATGAATGATAAGACAAGGCTAAAGTTTGGGATGATTGCCTTCTTTTCCATGCTGGCAACAGCGATAGCGAAGCATTGGCTGTCTGGCATTTCAGAGACCCTGGTGATAAGCGCATGTGTACCAGTTGTAATGTACATCATAGGTGAAACGTGGAGGTCAAGCAAAAAATGAAAGACCTAAAGGGCGTGATTCAGATTGTGGCATTGATTGTAGTAATTCTCTTTATCTCATTCCTGATGCTGCAACTGGATAAGCGAGGCAGGCTTTCACCCCAGGTTGAATCGAGTGAATACCTGGTGCCAACGAAAGTCTATCGCCCGCCCATTATAAGAATACCGTTTGTGAGGTATAAAACCCCCATACCTTTTGATGCCTTACCCATCCCACCCGAAGACATTGACAGAACGATAACGATAACCACCATTGGCGAGACCCCTGTTGAGGCAACCCTCGTTGTTGACCGCAGGGGCAACGTCTATAAAACAATCAACTTTCCCGAAGGGGTTAATGTGGAGGTCGTAGAGTGGGAGCCCCCCGTGTTCCAGGTTGCACCACGGTTCGGGTACTCACTTGTTTACTCAGGGGAGCTTTACCATTGCCTATCTGTTGACTTGATAAGGCTGTGGCGCCTCCAAATTGGCTGCGAAATTGGAATCCAGCTTGCCAAAATCAGCGTATCCGATGCCCTCGTTGGAGCATCACTCAAGTATCGCTTTGGTACCATAGAATTATTTGGTGCCGAGGGGGACATCAGGGCTTTGTTGGGCTGGAATTTCATAAATCAAAAACCATATTTGGGGGTGAGTATAGGATGGTAAAGTGGCTGGCTTTATTCTTAGCGATGATGTTTTTGATGCCGTCCACCCTGGGTCTTTATCAAATACGCTGTGATTCCACAGAGCTTAAACCCTGGGTTGAGCCGATAGAAATCTGCTACATTATCACCTACACGGGCAGGGTGATTAGAGTAACGAGCGGCAGGAGCGATAGCGTCTGGTTTATCCCTACCTTTGAAGAGGTTATTGCAAGGCATGGGGTTAAACTCGATGATGTTTTTATCATAATACACAACCATCTTGTTCCGTCTGGTTTTTCCACGCCAGATGTAAGGCTTTATAACAGGCTCGTGCAGAGAGGGTTTGTTGGGATTTACGCCCTACGCACCCCAGGGGATAATGTGCTGATGGTTTACCCAAAGAAAGGAGAGGTGAATAATGAGTAACGGTAACGATGAGCTGAAATTCAAAATGAAAGTTGCGGAGTGGCGAGGTTATGTTGGAAAGGCACTTGAATCAATAGAGCAGAACCAAAAAGATATATGCGAAAGACTTACGAGACTAGAAACTAAGATGGATGAGCGAATGGATGAGACCGAGAGGGAAGTGAGCGACCTGAAATCCAAGGTTTCCAAGCTGAGCGGGACAATCTCGCTTATCGTAAGCGTAGCCGTGAGCGGCATTGGCTTCCTATTGAAGAAGCTGTTTGGATAATGAGTTGACGAAATGCTATGCGAATTAGATAAGGAGGTGACGAAATGCCATACGAAATAAGAAAAGAAGGTAAGAAGTGGTGTGTTTATAATGAAGATACAGGAGAGAAGAAGGGCTGTAGCGACACCAAAGACAAGGCTACGGCACACATGAGGCTCTTATACATGAAGGCTAAGGATAAAGATTAATGCCACTTGGGGAGCCATCTGATTTTCCTCACAATTTCATAGGCAACATGAAATAAGTTGCTCAGCCTGTGAATCAAGAGCGGGAGAAGGATATACCAGAGACCCGTATATATTGTAATGCACACTACAGTTGCCACCCAAACACTCAAGCACCAACCGCAGGAAAATATCTCCCTGAAAAACCAAGCCCTCGCTAAGAATTTTCGAGGTCTTCTAAATAGGTTCGAGTGGAGAAGAATCTCGGTTATGGCTTCCGTGGCTACGACAGCCAGGATTATGTACTTCATCAGTAAGCCCCCCTCTTTGTCCAGCCTCCACCCTTGAAGGCAATGCCCACCCTTGGTGGCTGCCTGTTCTCCCACCCGTTAAATAATTGACCACACTCAGCGCACTCGACATGATTAATGACGAGCGGGTTCGAGTCGAGGTGGACGTCCTCGTTTTTTGCCCCACAGTACGGGCATTTACAATCAAATATCGGCATCTTTTTTCTCCTCGTCCACTATTCGTGGACTTACTAGCTTTTACGGTGGTGGTATTATTAGCTTTTTCTACACGCCCCGATTTAGTCATCAGCGTCTACCCCAAATATTACATTCTTTCATCCGCGGCTTTATTCCTTGGGATACCCAAATTTGATACCAGCTCAACATATAAAACCGATATCCATTTCTAAAGCTTCTAAACACATTCCTTAGCGTTCTTACTTTTCGACAGTCTCCCCTTGGAACCCATCCATGACGCTCATTCGACAAGTTTCGCAATCGCCAACTACGAGGTATGGTCCCGTTAATAACAAAGTATTTTCTCCCTGCATACCAAACCTGGTCACCAACGCATATTTTCCAACACCACCGCAAACTTAACCGAATAATAAAAATCTTCCAGAACATTTTTCTAATCATCCCCCCCCTCCTCATCCTCTACACGCCCCGATTTGTCAGAACTGCGACTTCCCACTTCTGACGATTCTACGGGGGTGCAGGGTCTATACTTTGGACAAACATCACGCAGATACCTTGATATGCAATGACTCCCCTCTAAAATACAATGCAAATCTTTCTCATGGATACAGCAATCAGATACTTTACTCATGCTTCACTACCTCCAGGAGTGCGGAGAGCAGGGCTTCGTGGACAACTTTAATGTCAGCACAATTTCCCAACTTCTCCAAGCAATCCGAGATTGAGGGGATGGGATATTCATCATCAACCCAAGTGGAGTCAAAAACTTCATGCACCATAAACAAATATCCAACTTCGGCATCCCAAAACCAACACCCCTCGTAAATCTCCATACGCCAATACTTTGCTATCTCCTTGCTGAGCCTGATTGCCTCAGGTGTTATGTCACTTTGTTTCATCGGTTGCCTCCTTTTCCTCTATCTCTATGCCCAACTCTTCCAACATCGCCTCAATATGAGGCTCTACGTGCTTCGATGTTTTGTGGCTATAGAAATCATCGTTCCAAAAGTTGGCCCATTTTTTTATCCACTCTCTCGTCACGCTTGGCTTCTGCTGGGTTCCAAATTTCAAAGCTATTTCCTTTGGCCAGTCATTTCTCATAGACCACCACTCGATTATCTCCTTGAGCTGGTTGTGGGCTTGAATAGCCAAATCCTGAGCTTCGTCATCGGCAGCATTTGGGATATATCTATCAAAGACTTTGTTCAATGTGTGCACCAATTCTTTTTCCCCTAGCTTCTCACTCATCGGTTGCCTCCCTTTCAACGTTTTCCATTTTGGAAACACTTCATTCATTAGTTGCCTCCTTTACTTCCAGACATAATGTATCCAGACCCATGCTATCTGGTACGCCCTTGTCCACTAAAGGTGGACATTCTTGGGTATCTTCAGGCTCTTTTTCGAGCTTATCCCAATACTCATAATACTCATAGTGAGCCTCGAAATCTCTGCGGTCAGTCCTATTCATCTCCCATCTCCTCAATATCCACGCCCTCAAGATTGTACCTGTACCCATAGCGTCCGTTACCGTAAGAGTCTGGCGGGAATTCTTTTGTGAGAGCCTCGTCTGCGAATTCAAGCACGTCCTTAAATGATTTGGCGGTAACGGTAAAGGCGTAGGTAACCTTGTACCTCTCATCTCTTCTCGACCTGTCGTGAAAGTCTTTCCTGTATATCGTAGCGTATAGTTTGCACCTCATCTCTTCTTACCTCCTTTTTTGTGGGTGTAGTATTCACACGGGGAGGGAGTCCTAATCAACCCAAAGGCATTGTCCTGAATCAAGGGCTCCTTTCGTTTTTTGCAAAACATTTCAGACGCCCTCCCCGTTTTTTTCCACTCGAAGTGCCTGCAATTCGGGCACTCGAAGATGTTGTAAATCACTTATTTACCTTCCAATCCTTAGCCTCTCCTTGCATTAGGGCTTTTTCAAGTTTTCGTATTCGCTCTTGGTCGGCGTAATGTGGCATGTCGTCCAGCTCAGGGTGGGTTTCCTCAAAATGCAGGAGCGCCATCAGATTCCAGGCTCCATGAGCCAGGTGGTCTTCATCCTCCATGCCCATCATGTACTGGATTATGTGTCGGATGGCACTGTCAAGGACACGAGAGAATGGAAAGCCTTTCTCCCAATTCCTGTCCTCGTACTTTACCGCACCTTTCTCACAGACCTGGGCGATACGCCACAGGGCAAAGGGGCTCATTAAATCGAACCTGCCCTTTCCTGTCCTCTTATCACGAACAGCGCCGCTTTTATGCTGCTCTCTTTTGCCGCTGTCCTTCATCTCATATTCCCTCACTTCTTTTCCTCCTCTTTGAATTCACTCCTCAGCACGAAGTAAATCACGGTTACATACTCGAAGATGTTGAAGTCATCGCCATAGGCTTCCCTCATGGCATCAACGAGCCCGTCAAAACAACAGCACTTAGGGTCGTGCTCCCAACGAAGGGTGATTGCTGGCATCTCAGAACACTTATAAATGTCCGTGCCAAGGATGATAATGTCTGTAGAGTCTTTGATTCTCTCGTCGGTAGGCTTTGCTTTGTACACCCCCGATGCGCCAAACCATTTCAATCCCCTACGAACAGTTACGTTGATTCCCTTTCGGAAAGCATAGGTTCCAAAGAGAAGCTCTCTTTTTTTCTGATTGCTTTTTCTTTTCATTTTTCTCTCCTTTATTATTGGGGTGCTCATTCGTTCATCCCCTTATTCTCCAACTGAGCCACGAAGTCTAAGACCTCATGCCAGTTGTCCTCAAGCCTAAACCCCCTGTCGTCTATGTAGAGCGAACCGAGGGGTTTACCCTTGTCAATCCAGACCTCATCGTATGGGATTTGATGAAGGCGCAGGATGCGATGAACGCGCCTGTTTAAGTCCCCAATGCCGTACTTCTTATTGATGTGCACGTTGTTGATGCGACAGGTCTGAATGACTATCCTGTGCCCCATTGCCCTGAGTTTATGGAGGGTCTCGATTGCCCCAGGCTTGGGCTCACCGTAGTAGTTATGCTCGTGCTTCTGCCATTTCTCCATATCAAACTCAAGAATGGTTCCGTCAAGGTCAACCACTATTGTCATCTTTCTTCTCCTTTCTGGGCTCACCGTAATAGTCTTTTAGTAGCCCCTTGAGGTATGCTCCAGCATCAAGCTCGTGGCTGTACTTATAGGGCTTAACCTTGTGTACGTCAGGAAGGTCGAGCCGAAGCGGATACCGCCAAGTCACGCCGTAGTCTTTATGGATTCCAAAGAATAACTGTGTCGGTCTGCTAAACTCAAAGGAGCTGATGAGCGAAAATTCATTCCCGCCTACTACGGAGCCGTTTATGATTAACTCGCCTGGAGTCCTGTCAAGCTCTCCTGTGTTGTGGAAGTGCCCAAGGATTCTGTAATGCACATCAATGCCACGTCCTTGAAGCAAGTCTCCGAGGCGCCACATAGCCCGCTCGATTCCATACCAGGGAATTCTCATCCAGCTTCTAATAGAGTCTCCGTGCATGACCAGGAAATTCCACCCCCTTATCTCCTTCACGAGGAAGAAAGATTTAGGGAAGTGGCACTTAATCCTGTCGTTACCGATGAGGAATGTGGATAGGAATTGATAGAACACGAAGTCCCAGTTTGTGTACCTTCTCTTGAAGCGCACTTTTTTTGTAAGCCTGCCGTGGTTCCCAAGGACTCCATGAAGCTCTATCTCAGGGAATACCTGGGACAACTCAAGGATGAATTGAGCCGTGACGTATGCTCCGTTGAGAACCTGGAAGATAATATCCTCTGCGTTCTCGATAAGCTCTTCATGGATTCTCCCGCTGACCATATCGCCAAGCCCGAAGATGTGCAGCTTGTCTATCTTGTACCCCTTAAGTTTTTTTGTGGCTATGCTCTTGATTGATTTGGCGAGATACTTCATTCTCCTGGTGAACACATCGAAGTTGTATTCGCCAAGCCCATACACATCTTCTGCCCGAACAATTTCCCCGATGTGAAGGTCTCCCAGTAAAAGCACCGCTGACTCGTTTGACGGCTTGTCAACGTCTGGTTTCCACGCCAGGTCAATCTTCGGGAGCGACTTAGCTACACCCCTAAGCACGGCTACCATCCTGTCTCCGATTGTCTTCTCCTTCTCCAGCACCTTGTACTTCGAGGTTACTATCTGGAGTTGCTGGACAACCTTGTGCTTCTCTGTATCCCTCCTTACCGCCTCCTTAGCCCCGCTTCCCTTGATTTTTTTCTTTTCCTCTTTGGTTGCTAAGGAGTAATAGTCTATGCCATAACGCCTACACGCCGACTCGACAGCATGTTCCGTGCGGGGAATCTCAAACTTCCCACGAATCTCAAGGGCAACATCTTTTGGATGAACCCTGTCTTTCTCCACTCGTTTTTTTAGGTATCTGATTTCTGCATCAGACCACTTTCTTCCTGCCATTGTTTTCCTCCTTTATGCTCTCCACTCGAAACCCTCGTATCCCCTATTGGACAGCTCTTCCTTGATTTGCTCTGGGGTGTACGCCAACAGCCTGTTCCTCAACCTTGTGTGGTCAAGACCTATTAAGGTGCAAGTATTGTAAAAGCTAAATACATACTCCTGGGCTTCGCTCGTGTTGATTGGCAGCATGATATATTCGAGAGCCTCTGCCCCACGCTCAATGATTCTTCTTTGAGCCTGGGTTCTCTTATATCTCTTCAGGTAGTCTCCAACCATTGCTGTTCCGTATGCTTTCGACCTGTGGTACTTCGACATTCTTATCAGCTTCGCCTCTCTCATCAGCGACTTGTCGTTGCCAGCCATAGCTTTAGCCACGAGGTAGTCCAGGCATTGAGTAAGCAGGCACCTGATTAAAAGTTTTCTCTCACCAGAAAACTCTATGTCCTCGCTGAGTTTGTCTGCCAGGTCAAACATTTCAGAACCTCATCCTTAGCTTTGGGGGCAACTTAAAGAGAGTCAGGCTGAGCCAGTCTCTCTTTAAGAAGTATTTGCAGTCGTTGTCCTTATTTTGCTGCGAAGGGTTTATGGGGTATTCGTAGCTATACCCAAACCACGTAGGGTTCTCCTTAACAATCCTCGTGCACACGCCTATCTCTGCCATCACGCCAGGGGCTACACGGTTCGACTGCCTCTTCATAAACACGCAGTCCTTGCAAAAAACTCTTTTCACCTTAGTCATTTTTTACCTCCTTGTTAACTAAAGTAGTTAATACCTCTCGTAAAAAAGGGGGAGCCTCGCTCGGCTGATATATAAATTTCTTCCACCCTTTATAATCAACCCATACCCATATCTCCTTCAGGCAGCACGAGGGCATCCTGAAGCTGGCTATCGCCTCTCTCGTTTGCTTTCTACACCTGTTTGATTTCACCTGGATGAACCTCATGTACCTCCTGCATGGGCTGATTGCCATAATGTCAAACAGGTTGAACATATCCTTGCTCTGGTAGGTGCTCCATGTGGGAGACCAGACTTCATAGCCGTCACGAATCAACGCCTTGCGGCATCTGGCTTCGTTTATCCGCCCCTTTCTTGTAGTGTTCATTACGAAAACCTCTTTGCTGTATCCTTCACCAGGGCTTTAATCGTTGCATCCGTGGGCTGCCATTGCTCGCCCTGGTCTTCGTTATCGTCCATCACCCCTCTTTTTTTCTTATCAAGCCGCTCCCAATTCCTGCGCCACCTATCCCCTACTTCGCACTTATCACACGGGACGGCAACGATATACGTCCCGATTCTGTACTTCTTTTCTTGTAGTGTTACGCCCACGTCAGCGCACTTCTTACACCTAACCTCCCTCCCTTCATCCTCGTAGATGTGTTGACTACTCCCGCTCACCTCGCCTATCGCACGCTCGAATGTCGCCGGCATGGGAAACCAACTGCCCTCGTGGGTTCCCCTCACTTCATCAACAGCCTTCCTGAATATCTTAATGTCCACATCTTTGAAGCCCTGGTAGTGAGTGTCGAGGGCTCCGTCTGAGATGGGGAGACACACCTTCAGCAAGGGCTCTACAGCTTTCATGTATTCTTCCTTGGTCATTACCAATCCTCTCTGTTGTCAAAGAATATCCAGATAATCACCAAGGCAATCATCGAAAATAAAATTACTTCACACATCTTAGTCTCCTTTCCTAGCCCATCTCTCGGCTATTTCCATGTTAGACAGGCGCTTCTTTTTATACTGACCCTCCAGTACCTTGATGTAGTTAGAGGGCTTGAGAATCCAATCGAAGGTTATGACCCACCCCTCTTTGTTGTCGCCGAGGAGAAACGCCTGCTCTGCCGCAGCACTCAAGACCTCATCGAGGTTGAAGCCATTGTCCTTCATTCGTGCCCTCAACTGTCTCTCCCTCGTGGAGCCTGAGACAATACCCCTCACCTTTGGAAGGCTGTGTTCCTCAGCAAAGGCGTTCCATTTTTCGAGAGTCAACATAATTATTTCTTTATTCTTTTCCTTCTTTTCTTTCTTTTCTTCTTCTTTCTTCTCTTCTTTTTTAAGAGTAAGAGAAGTATTTACATAGGTACCGCTTGTTGTCCGTTTGTTGTCCATTTGCTGTCCATTTTGTTGTCCACCCTCCTGATATTTTTCCCAGTAAGTTATTGATACTATTGAGTATTTATTGGTAGATTTGATGTCCACTTTGTTGTCCATTTTTAGAATGCTAAGGTATCTTATTAGTGTCGTGGGTCTGATATTTAAGAACCCGCTAGCGTCTGGTCTCTTGAAAACAAACTGACCTGGCTTTAGGCGAACCACTTGATTCCCTATCATTTCCTCTCTCTCCTTGTAGGCTGCGCTGCATAGGCACCATATCCACACCTTGAGCAGTCCCTCGTTTCTAAACATCGGGTTATCAATTATCTTTCTCCACAGCTTTATGTATCCTGGTCTCATTCATTTCCTCTCCGAGTTGAGATGGGGCAGCGGCAGCCACAATGAAAGCAAAGCATGGAGGGGTTGGAGGATGAACCGCCGCCGCCCCTTATTGTCGTCATTTAAATGATACCTCTTCGTCATCAGATTCTTCTGGGGCTTCCCATAGTTCTTCGTGCTCTTTTCTTTCTTGTGCATCTTTTTTTGAGTCTAGGAATATCAACTCCGTTGCGTTTATGTATGTGTTCTTTCGCTTATTACCCTCGTTGTCTTCCCATATACGAGTCTTCAGGGCTCCGCTGACCAAGACTCTTGAGCCCTTCTTGAGATACTTTTCTGCCAGCTCTGCGAGCTTGCCCCATACGGTAACCTCTATCCAGCTTGCATACTTAGCCCCGCCTCGGAAAATCTCGTTGACGCCTATCGTAAATGACGCCAACTTTCTGCCCGACTCCTTTACCGTGTGAACCCTGGGGTCTTGAGCGACATATCCCGCCACGTCTGCTTTTGAAAACGACCTTACAAACGCCATTATTCTTTACCTCCCGATGATATGTATTTCCTGATAGAACCCCTCAGTCCTTCGAGGCAGCCGCTACACACATCTGTGAGTAAGAGCTGAAGCGCTGCGCACTCAACCTTAAAGGAGCCGTTGAGGACTATCCCATCCTTCGTGTCGAATTCCTTCCCGCAAATATCGCAGAACACCTTGACTTCCTTCATTTCTTTTTCCTCCTTGCCAGGCTCCTCTCTTTGCGGAGCCACCATATATCCACGAAGCGGCAGAATTCCTCAAAGAAACTATCAAGGACTTGACGCTCTATGATGTGCCACTCCATGTCGCCAGTATATTTATCTAGCCTCAGCATCGCTCCGCAATCTACGGTCTGACCGCTTCTTTCTTCCCACGCATGAACGTAGCTTGCCAGTTGCAGCTTGTGGTCGTGGTACAATCCGTTGGCAGTCTTGAAGTCTATGACGAACAGGTACCTGCTTTTTTTTGGCAGCGCTTTAACGCCAAGGTGTTCGGGAATACTCAGGTTCGCAACCAAATCAAGAGTGCCTGCGTAACGATGCTTTTCTGAGTAAACCCTTTCCTCTATCCCGACTGGCTCGACACAATACTCCCGAAGCCATTGATAGAATTTCTCGACTTGCTCTTTAAACTCAGGGGGCACAGACTCCATCCTCCCTGTCCTGAAGTATTCCTCGATGAGCCCATGCACTATAGTCCCCTTCTCGGCACCCTCTTTCGCAGCCTCTTCGGGTCTTTCCTTTGCCTTCTTCATCATCAGGGGGACGTCCAGACATTCGAGGAAATCCTTAGTCATCATGCCCTTTCCTGTAATGTGCATTTCATAGATGAGCTGGCTAACAAAGCTCTCCACCGCCGTCCGTGCATACCAGGAGTGAAGCCCTATCTTCTCGTTGATATTCAAGACAGTCGTTGACGAGGGCAGCTTAACGCCGAGGTCATCAACGAAATACTCCCTACCTTCTTTACTTTCAACTCTTCTTATTCCCACTTTTTTTCTCCTTTCCTTTCTTTGATTTAACGAAAGCATCCAGGGCTGTCTGCATGTTCTGAGCCAGGTACCACAAGTCTTCCTCGTTTCCCTCTGTCAGGGACAGGTTTCCGTATTGCTTGCCGATAAACCTTTTCCCCATCTTGCCTTGAACACCGTACAGATATTTTTTGAATTCCGTGTAGTCCAGATTGTTCATCTTCTCGACCGTTACCTTTACCATCTGGACAATATCTTTCACGGCATCAGACACCTCTGGTTTTTTCTTATCGCCAGACGCAATCTTGCTCTGGTCTATGCCAGGGAGGGGCGAGTCGTCCTCCCCTTCTTCTGGAATATAAGGAGCGAAGGGAGCGTCCCCCTCGGTATTATCCTCATCAGCTTTTTCCCCGTCCTCCTTTCGTTTGGATTTGCTAGTATGCCCCTTGGGTTCATCTCCCTTCTTTCTCCATAGATACTTACCTTTCTTGCCTCTTCGAGCGTCCCAGGCATTGTTGTCCCAGCATTTCTCGGCATACTTTTCTTTCCATGCCTTGATAAAACTGGGCTTCCACAGCTCTAAGCCTATGCCTATCCCCTTGCAAAGGCGCATGAGTGCGTTACTCTTTGCCCCCTCGCAGGCGTCACTCCACGACATGGCAGGATTATTCTCGTGATACTCCTGCTCGCCGATGGCATAGCCGTATGGCTTTCCATCCACGAATAAATAGAATCCCCACATGAGAGAGTTACCACTTGGGCTCATCTCAGGCTTGGGTGTGGCGGGAATGATTGCCCACTTACCACCGAAGGCATCCCTAAGCCTCGTAACATACTCCATCCATGGTAGGTATATGAGCCCATCAGGTCTTATCTCGACAATCTCGTCCTCGATGGGGGCGAACAGGATTTCCTTCTGCTCGCCTGTAAACTCCACGGTTGCAGCCACGCCAAGCATGTCAATGACCTTATCGGATACAGTCTCAGACCTGGACACAGCCATTGGAGCCGCTGAGGGCTGCTCCGACTGGAGCCCTCCGCCCTCGTGCTTTACGATTGATGCTTCCTTACCTTCTGACATGAGCCTCCTCCTGTTGAGCCTCGAAATAAATTTGCCTTCGGTTCTGATACATCTTCTTGTGAAGCTTGCAGGCGCCCATGTTCTTACCTATCGGAGCGCCACACACAGGGCAGAACCGCCTTTTCTTTGATTTTCTACTCATTTAATCCTCCTGTTGACTAAAATAGTTAATACCCACTCCAAAAAAACACCCCGAATTTGGGCTGAGAGCCCGCAGGAGCCAAAAACTATGGCGGGTGAATGGTTTGGTATGGGCATCATGTTTTTTACCTGCCTTTTCTGCTTCGTTTTAACCTGTTTCTTACCCTGGGAGACAGCTTTTCGTCAGCCTCCCTGTCTTTTTTCTCTGCGATTTGCTTTGCCTTGGGTCTTACACACAGCGCCATGGTACACCTGTCACACAGCACCTCCCTGCAATCCTTTCCTACGTTGTACTTTCCTAACCCTCGCCCGCAATCACAGCAATATGGCTCAGTCATTTTACCTCTCCATTGAGTACGAGTGAGAATTTACCCACTCGATAGCCCTAGCCCTCGGAATAATAATCCTGCCCCGCTTCCTTATCTGTACATGGGGCAAGCCTGCACCGCACCACCGCCTGATAGTCCTGGTGGATACCTTGAATAGGTCAGCAGCTTCTTTTAAGGATATGTATTCCATGGCTTTATTTAATGCTTAATACCCATACGTCTGACACCTCTTCCCCAAGGGCATTGGCAATCCTCATTGCAAGAGATAGCCGAGGGTCTTTGATTCGACCGTTGGCTAGGAAGCTCATGTGCATTGGAGATATGCCGACCTCATCAGCTATTTGCTTTTGGGTCATGCCCTTCATTTTTAGGATTTGTTTGATTCTTATTTCTTTGACCAAGGTTTTCATGCCCGCTCTCCTTGATGTTTCAATCTTACGTTAATAACTATAAGCGATAATGCCTCAGTTGTCAATAGTTTTTGAAAAAAGTTTTAATTTTTTTATAGGCTTTTCTTGACATTGATGAGTTGTGTGTTATAGTTTGAGTGTATTAAATGATTGGACGGGAGGGATAAAATGGACGGCGAGTTAGTACCCTTCGGGGAGGCGTGCAGAAAAATCAGAGAGGCAAAGGACATGAGCCAAGGGGACATCTTCAGAATAACTGGACTGGAGCGCTCGTACATTAGCCGCTTCGAGAGCGGGAGGGTGCCGTACCCACGGCTGCAAACAGTTGCGAAGATTGCCAAGGCGCTCGGCGTTACCATCGAGGAAGTCCTGAAGACGGCAGTAGAGTTAAAGAAGATGAAGAGGAAGCAGCGAGAAGATTTTGTATGGGAAAAAGAAATGTGGGACAAACTTGAAGAGGGGGTATCAAAGTAAAGATGGGGGTTTACCTTCGAGGTAACCGATACCATTTCAAAAAGATGGTAGAGGGCAAGGTTTATTACAAGCCGCTGCGCATACGCAAAGGACAGGAATCCCTTCTGTCTGCCAGGGTGAAGCAAGTCGAGGAGGAAATAATAGCACAGCACTACGGCATACCATACAAGGGGAGTGACAGCACCACCTTTCAGGACTATTCCCTCACGTACCTCAGCCAGAAAAAGTATAAGAAAACATGGGAGCGTGACAAGCAGAGACTTGCCATAATGGCAGAGATAGTGGGCGACCCACCGCTGCGCTCGATGGGCAAGCCAGATATTCAGCGGCTTGAGAAAGCGTTATTCGCCAGGGGGCTGAAGCCCTCGACAGTCAATAGGTACTTCGAGATACTAAACAATATGTTCAACACAGCCATCGAGGACGAGGTACTGGATAAGAATCCATGCAGGTTTTACAAGAGGTACACCGAGGACGGCAGCCGCAGAGCCTTGAGCCAGGATGAGTTGAGAAAAATACTGAGCGCAGCCAAGGAAATTCAAGAGAGTCCAAGGTCAAACATTCAGTCCCTCATATATGACATTATTATTCTCGCCCTATCCACGGGCATGAGGCTATCCGAGATGCTCAATCTAAAAAGAATCCACGTTGACCTGGAAAGAAACCGCATCACTCTACCGATTTCTCATACAAAGTACAAGAGAAGAGGTGGCGGAAGGCAACGGGTGAAGGTTATTGTAATGAACACTACAGCTATGCGCATCTTGAGTAAGCACTTAGCCAGGTCTGAGTATGTGCTTCCCGTTGGGTGGCGGGACGCAAGCACGGTGTTCCATGTGGTCAGGAAGATTCGCAAGATGACGGGCATCGAGGACTTCACGTTCCACCAGTTGAGACATACAGTTGCTACCTTTCTCACATCAAAGGTTGACATTGCCACGAGCCGCATAATCCTGGGGCACTCTGACATACAAACCACGCTTAAATACTCCCATCCCTCCAGTCTGGAAGAGGGTGTTGCAAAATTAGATACACTTGTGGCAGACCTCCAGGGTAATGCGTAGTTGTTCGAGTCCCCCCTTCGGCACCAACTATCCCACCAGTTACCCCATATAATTCAATAGTTTAAGTCGGCATATATGGACATCTGCGGCATGGATTGACATTCATTGTTGCATTATTGTTGCAGATAATTGACGGGCTGTGTATTATTGTTTCTTTATACTTGGCACAGATAATTCTTCAACGCCCTCGTCTGATACCATCGTCATAAACCTTACGCTCTGGAAGTGGGATAATGTAAAGCATCCTCCGAATTCTTCGTCCCACAACATGCAGGCTTCCTCGATACAGCAAGTCCTGAGCCATGGGCATATCTTTTTTTGTCCCGCCATTTAAACCTTACCTCCGTTTACTTTTAATGGGTAATAACCATAGCGTATGATATAGAATCTGTCAACCCCCCTTTAAGGGTGAAATTTTAGGCGGGGAGAGTCACCCCTCTCTTTCCCTCTTTCTCACATTGATTGCACCCCTGTTTTCTAAGGGGGCACAGCCTATAATCTATCGGGTTAATCCTGACAACCTTGAAGTTTTCCATAGAGTCATCCTCTATAACGTAAAGGGCGTCGCATGCCATAGCCCTGCCAGCCTTGCAGGTTGCCCAGTTATTATAAAATTTAACCCTGTCATATCCAGCGACCTCCAGCAGAGGTATCTGTAGGTCTGGCTTATAGTACCCCCTGCCCTTATCGTCCCACCACTCCCACTCTATATCCCTTGTAATATCTATTGCTTTCATTGCATCCTCCTTGCCTCATCTTTCAGGGAGGCGGGAGGGGCAGCGATGCAACCCCTCCCTGTAATGTACACTACATTACACCTGCTCGATGAGTGCTTTGTCACAGTCCAGGCATAGAATCTTGACGCCATGCTTTGCCCAGACATTCAATCCGCATACTGGGCAGGTGTACTTTGTCCTTTTCCCAGACCTGGGAGCCCTGGCTTTACTGCTGCTGCCGCTGCCCTCGCCGCCGCTGCCTTGTGGCTGCTGAGGGTCGGGGCTGCCTGTGTTAATTGTCATCCATGGAAAGATAGCATCGTCTGGCATCTCTGCAATCATCTGCTCTGCTTTCCCCCCTGGCTTCAAGTTGGTCATTACAGCCTGCCCTGGCTTGTCTTCTTCTCCCTTTTCATTCACGCCGCCGAACCCCAGAGACAGAGCCTTGTCCATCCATTCTTTATTGTGGTATCCGTTGCGAGTCGGCTTTCCCTGTTCATGCTGCCATTGATGGGTCATCTCGTGGATTAGTATATGCATCAACTTGACTATATCCTCACCGTCCATGTGGTTGGCATTGATAGCTATCTCGTGAATTTTGCTGCCCTTTTCATCGTGCCACTTTTCAGCCGAGAAGTACCCGCCTATGATGGATGAATTGCGGGAGATGCAAAGCATGGGTCTGGAAAGAGCCCCATCGAATAGTTTGTCATTAAAAAAATCAAACGCTTTAGAGTATGCTTCGCTCAATTCTATGTTCGGCTTCCCGCTGCCAGTCCCGCCAGTGCCGCCGCCCTTTTCTTCCCAGTCCTCTGCTTTTACAAGGCTGCCAGGATGAAAAAACCACCCAGTGTCACCTGGCAGGGTGTCCTTATCGGGCACGCAATCACTCCCTCTGTGCAATGCCAGGCTCCCATGCTTTTTTTTCATCTCCCTTATGTTCTCTGCAAAGTCCACGAGAACGGATGGGCTGCCACTCGATGCGAAGCCTGCCACTCTGCCAGTCCATCCCTCTAAGTGCTTTATGCCCTCGCCCTTTACAATTCTTACCTTGTCACCATGTTTGAATTCTCTCATTTTTTCCTCCCTCATTTTTTCCTCCCTTATTTTTTCCAGGGAGCCACTTCCCTGGATATTCTTGACGAGTCTATCACAATGACCTCGTCATCCTCGAATTCGCCGCCGAGGTATGTTGTCTCGGCATGCCCATTGCCTGCATCTTTCGTCCCGATTAGAAAGTCTGCTATCGCATTCGCCAAGCAATTCGATGCTTTGTTTGTTTTCAGGGCGCCCCAGATTCCTGTGAATATCGGGTCTTTATAGTCCTTAATTGTAATGTACAATACAAGGGGATTCCTTTTCTCTGGAATGCCAAAAGCTATGACTGCTATGACTCGGCATGGGCGCCCCTCGGCTTCAGCTTCAGCCACGATGCGATATATTTTATCGTGGCGCTCTTTCATCTTGCTTCCCTCCCGCTCGTTCCAGGGGATAATGGCATCCATGACGATTGTAATAGCAGGCTTATAAGACTCGACCTTTATCCACTCGTCAAAAGGCTTGTCATCTCCCTCTATATATCGCTCCAGAATCAACTCGCCGCCGTCTGATTTTGTGGGGACGACCTCATAATCTTTCCTAAAGGTATCCTCATAGGCGTCTGCCAGTCCATCGGGAGCGGCATGCTTTCCCATCTCGCTCTGGAATTCATCGAACACAGCCCTATTCGGGCTGCCGTCCTTATATGCGGTCTGTTTTGTATCGCCCTGGAGAATATGCTCAAACAATTCGAGTCCGTAAAGATGCGCCTCGTCTGGTCTTTCCTCTATAAATTCTTTAGGTGTTAACATTTTTTCCTCCATGTTCGGAGGGGCTCCCTCAGAGCCCCACCTTGCTGCGCTCGCCCTTGCTCAGGCTGCTGAGAAAAGTATATTCGAATGCTTCTTCGTTTTTGAGTCCGCATTTATAAACCTTGATGCAGTTTATCAGCCGCCTAGTCGAGGGCGAAAAGGCAATGTTATTTTGCCTGACCGCATCCCTCAGGGTCTTTAAGGACTTGAGGAAATAGTCGCCTGCAGGCTTCTCAATTCCAGAATTCTCGATGAGTTTTTTCTCGACCTTTTCATCGTATCCCATATTGACAGAGACAAAGCGGTCGAGTAGTGAATCATCGGCTCTTTTGGCGCCAGTATATTGCTTATCGAATTGACGCCCTGAGGTATTAGCAGCGGCGCAAATTTTGCAATCATCGTGTACTTTTATCGTGCCCTTGGGAGTCTCAATCGCCCTGATATTTTGCTCCGTTATAGGATTGAGTCCTAA